GGAGTGCAAAGAATGCAAATTGTAAAACAAGCATGTGCTTTAGGATTCACAGGTATTGGAGTTGCTAAAGGCTTTGTACATGTAGATATAAGAGATACAAACACCCCTGTATTGTGGGGATATTGATAGGAGCATATTATGAGTGATTCAATTAAAGTGCCTACATGGGCTTTACCATTAATAGTTAGTTTATTTGTGGGTGCTATTAGTTATGGTGCGGCACAAGCAAACGCACAGGCAACCGCAAAAGAAGTAGAGCGTGTTGAGAAAGTTGTTGAAAAGGTTGTTGAAGATACAAATAGCAACACTCAGAAAACGGCTTTGAACGAGCAAGCAATTCAACAAATAGCAGATGGTTTGTCGCGTCAGGTAGAAATATCACAAGCTACAGACGAGAAACTAGGAACTCTTATTGAGTTAATGCTTAAAGAAAGGCGATGAAATTAGTAATTGCTTTAATCGTTTTAGTTGATGGTATCCCAGACGATTCTAAAAAGACTTATTATATAAACCCAAGTCATTGTGAATACGTTGCTCAGATACTAACTCAACAACGCAGATACTATAAAGGCGTTGAAGAAGGCACAGTTTTCTGCCGCCCAGAATGGGTAGAAAAAGATACAACTGTAACTAGATTAAATGTAATACCACGACCAGAAACTGAAGAAGAAGAGATATGATAGTAGAACAATTAATAGCACCTGTATCAGGACTACTAGATAAGTTTATTCCTGACGCAGATCAAAAAGCTAAGTTAGCCCACGAGATAGCTACGCTTTCCGAAAAACAACATCAGGAAATAATGCTTCAACAAATAGAGCTTGCAAAGATAGAAGCACAAGGCAGTATGCTACAGCGAACTTGGCGGCCCATGATTGGCCATTGCTGTTGGATTGGCTTGATGTACAATGTAATTATAAGTCCGTTTTTAGGCATTTGGTTGCCCGTTCCTGCGATACAGAGCGACTTGCTTTATCCCGTTTTGCTCGGTATGCTAGGTATGTCTGGAATTAGAGGGGTCGAAAGAGTTAAGGGGAAAGCATAATGGCTACAAAAAAAAGAAAGTCTACAGTAAACAAAGCAGGTAACTACACTAAGCCTACCATGCGTAAAAGATTATTTAATAAAATTAAAGCAGGATCAAAGGGCGGTAAGCCCGGTCAATGGTCAGCACGTAAAGCACAGATGTTAGCTAAAGAATATAAAGCCAAAGGGGGCGGATACAAGTAAGACCAAAATGTACGTTCATCCTTGGTAAAGGACGGAAGTAGGCATGGGGCCGAAGGAACGCGATTGATTAACATTCAATTCGTTAGGAGGTTAATATGACTACACAAACAAAAACTCAAAAAGTATATAGAGGTGTTAAATACACCGAAGTTAAAAAGCAATCTTCAAGTTCAAACGAAGGCGTTTATCGCGGAGTTAAGTGGAGTAAATAGGAGACTAAAATGAAAGTAAAAGCCCCCTCTGGTTATCATTGGATGAAGCAAAAGAATGGCTCATATAATTTAATGAAACATACTGGTAAGTTTGTACCACACAAAGGTGCATCCTTAGAAGCTAACTTTAAAATACAGAAGATCCATGACACGAAGAAAAAGAAAAGATCCTAGAGTTGGAACTGGTAAAAAACCAAAAGGCTCTGGGCGTAGACTTTATACTGACGAGAATCCTAAAGATACAGTCAGAATAAAATATGCAACTGTTCAAGATGCTAGAGATACAGTTCGTAAAGTTAAAAACATAAGTAAACCTTTTGCTCGTAAGATACAAATACTAACTGTATTAGAACAAAGAGCTAAAGTAGCAGGTAAAAAACAACAGGCAGAGATAGCTAAAAGAGGGAAAGAAGCTATAAGGAGAAAGAGAAATGCCACTTAAAAAATCTCAAAGGTCTTTAAAGTCTTGGACAAAACAAAAGTGGAGAACTAAATCAGGCAAGCCTAGTGGTAAAACAGGAGAAAGATATCTCCCCGAAAAAGCTATAAAAGCTTTAAGTGCTAAAGAGTATGCCGCAACTACACGTAAGAAAAGAGAAGACACTAAAAAAGGAAAGCAACATTCAAAGCAACCAAAGCGAATAGCAAAGAAAACAAGAGCATATAGGAAGAAATGAGATACTTATTTTTAATATTAATTTTTATTAGTGGGTGTGCTAATAATCAACCTAAGTTTGAGGGTGAGCCTTTACTAGATATAAACACATTTTATTGTCCTAAAGATATGATTAAATATTGTGAAGGAAGAAATAAAAAAGATATGGATTGTGGATGTGTTACTAAACAATCTTTAAATCAAGCTTTTGATTTTTTAAGATGAGTTGGTTAGAGGACTATAACGGAGAAGGTGCTCGATGGTGGATGATAATATTATTATTCCTTTTCTGGGGCGGTTTGTTTGCATATATATATTTTTTTGGGGGTTAATAAATGAGTAAGAAAAGAGATCCTAGATTAGCGAGGGCAGGAGTTAGTGGATTCAATAAACCGAAACGTACCCCCAAGCACCCTACAAAAAGCCATGTTGTCGTGGCGAAAGAAGGTGATAAAATCAAGACGATTAGATTCGGCCAACAAGGAGCCAAAACCGCAGGAAAGCCGAAGCCGGGTGAATCTGCTCGTATAAAAGCTAAAAGAAAGTCTTTCAAAGCAAGACACGCTAAGAATATAGCTAAAGGCAAAATGTCTGCGGCATATTGGGCGAATCGTACAAAGTGGTAAGAAGTGAGAAGGTTCTGGAGTCTGTGGGCATTAAGCCTAGGAGAGAATGTGGAAGAAGTAGACTCAGACGCTCATAAGGTTGCTATCATCAAAACAACTATCGTTGTTATAAATTTAATTTGTTGTTTCTGTATTATATTAAATACTTTAGTTCGCTATACGTGATTTAAAGATTTTAATTCTTTCTCTAAATAAAAATGCATATTCTCTAATTTAGGCTTTGCAATACTCACTAGTTTTTTCATTACATTTAATTCATTATCTTTAAAAACTCTAGACAAATGATTCTCAGGGACACTACTAAGTTCTGTTATAATAGTGCCGCTAGAATCTATAAGAACTCTAAAGCTTATAATGTTAGCTTCATTGAATTTCACAAGATGTGCCTACACATGCTAACTCCTGAGAGCCTACTGTATTGTCTTCTGTTTCAAAAGCTTGTAACTCTAATGCCCAATCTACATCTTTAGGCATAGTTTTTAAAAGTTCTTGATATTTACTTCTATCTATCTCTTCATAAGGTGCTTGCTGATAAACGTGATCACTATAAGGTAGTAAAGATATACCAGAGCAAACATCAAAGTTTTCCCATATCCATTGAGCTACTTCAAGAAACTCATCATCAGTATAGTAAATAGTAATACTAGGTTTATGTTCACACCAAGCATCTTGGTACATCTTCCAAAGCCTTAACTGCTCCATCGCTCCTGTCTGTTTAACAGTAACACTAGACTTTGGAGACTGCACAGGAAAACTAAACACCCTAGATTTAGGAGACATTACATCCTGCTCAACAGGAAAACCCCTATTAGACATAAACACAGAAAGAGGGTCTTTCTCGTCCGCACGTACTCTGCGGATATAATACTGAGAAAAACGAGGGTGGATACCACTAGCACTATTAACAAGCTGACTAACCGTACCACTTGGTTTAACACATGTGATAGCGGTTGACTGATTAATCTCAAGCTTCTTTGCCCATGCTTTATTAGTTTTAATAGCAACATTTTTCATTTCTCCTAGCCATTGTTCTGTTTTATCAGACGGCTTTCCAAGGGTAGGATGATCCATAATACCTGTTAAACTTACTCCAAGTAATGCTTCTTCTTCTGTATTCTTTTTCCAAACATTTCTTAGATATCTAAAGTCCGTTAAAGTAGCCTGAAGGGTTCCTATAATAGCGGCTATTTTTACTTTTTCTTTTAAGGTTTCTAAGGTGTCATTGTTTCTAATTACAACCTCAGATAAATTACAAAACTGATTTGACCTAAGTATAATCTCAGAGCAAGGATTAGTTCCAAAGTCTTGATTAGGATCTCTTCTATCATTTTTAGCGGCTATCTTTTGTGCCGCAACCCTACTAAATATTCCTCGTTCTCCGGCTTTAGATTGATACATGTTTTGCATCTCACTTAAAAAGGCTTCAAAGTCAGGCTTCTCTGTATAGGCTACACTATTGTTAGCTAATCTTCTTTGTCCTTCATTACGCCACCAATCACCCATCTTAGCTTTAGCCATTCTTTGATCCGAAAGATTAGATAAACTAATCAAAGCAGAACGCCTAACACCACCAACAACAACAATATCAGCAACCTTACATACAATGTCATGGCACTCTATAGAAGTAAGCTTACGTCCTTTTGCTTTTGTAAATACACCTACACAAAAAGTAAATAAGTCATCGAGTGGTTCTGGCCCAGAAGCTCTACCGCCAAAAGTTTTTAGTCTAGCTCCGGCAGGTCTTACTTTGCTTAGATCCCATTTAGGAACTTTACCTGCATAAAGTAAACTAATAAGCTCTCTGAATGCAGACGACCATCCTATCTTACTATCTGCAACTACAATCATCGTATCTGTTGGATGAAAAGACTCAGCAACCTCTGGTAGTTTATTGATAAAGTTTCTTTCTACACTAAAACCAACACCAGTTCCACACATAAGAACATACATAAGTTCATCAAAAGACCTTGGAGAATCTATATGTAGATAACTACAGTTAAATCCTGCTACATTATCTCTATCTAAAGCTTCTCCGGCTGTCATAATACAACGCATAGACGGCATAACATCCAAGTCATGTACTGCTTTATATATCTTTTCACCTTCAGCTACAGTTATCTGCTCTCTATTTCTCCAGAACTGCACATAACGATAGACTGTTTCTGCCCATGTCTCTCTTCTCTTTTGTTCGGGGAGCCATCTAGCGTATCGACTTTTATGTATAAACTCTTGATACTGATCCATATTAATTTTTACCTCTCAATAACTCTATCATTTTATTTAAATACCAAATAGTTTTTTCTGCATTTTCTATAGGATCGCCCTTACTGAACAGCCTAGATCCTGTGTACTTTAACACGTTACCATGACAATATCTAATAGCATGGTCTACTCCTAAAACATCTACTATGTAATCAATAGTTTCAATATCCCCTTTATTGTAATGAGGTGGATGATTTACTGATTTATTCC